CGGTGTGATTGACTCCTCGGTGTTGGCGACGTGGACTGATCCCGATGCCACACCGGGGGTCATTCGCACAATCACCGGCAAACTGTGTGCTGCCGAGATTTACCGTGTGCGCTTTTCGGAGCAGTCACTTGATGATCCCGGATTCGCGCAAGAGCAATACGATCAGGCGATGAAGATGCTGCAGGATATCATCGCAGGGAATTTGCTTGTCGAAGGTGTGCCCGATACAACAACCTTCGACAATACGTATTTCGAACCAAATGATGCGTCGACTGATCCTCCGAAGTTCCTGATGAGTGGTAGGTTCTAATGCCCGCTGCAGTCTCATTCTATTGGGAGCCTGATCCACGATTGCTTGCAGCATCGATGGATGCTGTTGCTATGGCTCTAGAGGATCAGACTGCGCCATTGGTCGCAGCTTCGGAGCAACTGCAAGCCGACATCGCTGAGAGATTCCATACAGAAACTGCTCCTGACGGAACTCCGTGGGAGCCGTGGTCGCCTGCGTATCTGCCGGTCGCGGAGAGTTATCCCAACGAGGGCATTCTGCGACAGAGTGGTGCATTGTACGATGTCGCCACGTCGAGCGAGACTGTAACGATTCGGGGTGATACGGTTTTCTATCGCACGAATCATCTTCCTAGTTACGGACTCGCGCATCAATTTGGTGATCCCGGTCGTAAAGACCCACTCCCTGCTCGTCCGTTTCTCGGTATGTCAGCGGAGTCCGAGACGTTTATCTTCGCTGCATTCTCTGAGTGGTTCGATCGCTCGATCGATCTGTGGGTTACACCGAGTGGGAAGATTGGCAAGCGGCATGCGCTGCAGGGGCCAGGTGGATTTGTCAGTCGTGCATCTGCAGGACTCGGCCCGATGTCGGCTCGTTCGATGGGCGGGGCGCGATCTGCGGGTTCACTTCGCCGTTCGGCAATGAAGAGCGTCGGATAGATGGCACAGGATTACTATGATGCCCTACAACCATTCGAGTACATCTACGACCTACTCGATACCCACAAGGCCGATCTCGGTCTGAGATATATCGCTCGACACGATGAAGAACTCATCCCCCAATATCCCGCCGTTCTCCTGCAGACTGACAGTGTGGAACGACGAATTCACGCGACCGGACTCTTCTATGTCGAGTTCGGGTTCGATCTGTGGATTTTCCACGCACAGCTTAGTGTCGCAACCGCAGTTCGCTCCCTCGAAGATATCGAACTCGCGACGAACATTCGGAAACTTCTACACAGCGATCGAACGCTAGGAGGGCATATCATCTTCGGATATGTGAATGGGGAGTTTCCGGGTGTGACGGCGCGACCGATCAGTGGTGCAGTCGCAACGATCGTGACAACTCGTATCACGTGGGTAGGTGAGAACCGTGTTCCGTTCGATCAGTCTTAGAAGGGTGGCCTGATGGCATACAAGTTGGAAGTGAATCATCCCCACTTCCCAAAGGGATTCGAGTTCGACTGTGATGGCATTCTCGTCAAGAATGGCGAGTCGGTCACGTTGTCGAAAGAGGACGAACTTCTCTTCCTCGGTCGATGGGGACAGGACGTGAAGCATTTCTACGGGCATGGAACCCATGCCAAGGTGACAGGATCGAGTGAACTATCGGCCAAGGAAAAGGCTGACGCAAAGCCGGAAGTTAGTGATACGCCGGAAATCGATGAGAAGGATGGGGGTGAGTAATGCCTGCGGGACTTGGTGGAGGCGGTAAGGTAGGCGTCGCCTTCGAAACCACAATGGGTACGTACGTTGCCCCCGACATCTTCGTGCCGGTTCTCAGTGAATCGTTGCACTACATGGAGGAACGGTACTACTCGGAGCAGATTCGTCAGCAGACGATCGTCTCAGACGTGAAGCAGGGCTATTACCACGTTGAGGGCGATATCGAAATGGAGGTTGATCCGACCAATCTCCCGTACTGGCTCTATGCATCGCGTCATACGCCTGCAAAGAGTGGCACGGGGCCGTTCGAGTACACGTTCGTTCCGTCGTCTGCGGGTTCTGCATCGACGGCGGCTGGTGCAACGACGGCAAAGACGCTCTCGATCACGATCGTCCGCAACAACGTCGTGTTCGGCTACACCGGCTGTGTGGTTGGTGGATGGGAGTTCACGATCGAAGATGCAGTTCTCCGTGTCACGATGAACGTGCTTGGGTTGGCAGAAGCTGTACAGTCTGCGCCTTCTCCGACGTGGCCCGCTGCCGATCTTCTCGGTGCAGACGCACACAGGGTGTACACGGCGGCTGCCTCTGCCACACCTACGTTCGGTGCCGCAGTCGACGGCTTCAACGGATTCACCTTCCGAGCCAACTACAATCCCGAAGCGCAGAACCGCATCAATGCGCTTCGTAGCGCGTCGTACATCAGCTACGGGATCACCGAGGCCGAGATCGAGTCCGAACTCGACTTCATCGATCGTACAGAGTACGACAACTTCGTCGCCAACACGCAGCGTGCAATCAAGTTGGAGTCCACGAATGGGGGTGCGACATACGCAGCGGCTACATCGGGAGTGCAGCTTCAAGGCAACCGCGTCGCATACGACACGTACGACGTGGGCCTTGAGGGAATGGGCGATCTGATCATGGCAGGCTTCACCGGCCGCTTGATCGGTATCGCTGGTGGCTCTGCATATCAGATCGCGGTCAAGTCGCCCGCCGATCTCTCGTAGTACAACAACACAGGAGAGAACATGCCAAAGGCAACCGTCAATCCAGAATCGCACCGATTCGATTTGGAGACGTGTCCCGGTGGTTTCGTGTCCTTGCGCACTCTGTCTTTTCATGAGATGGAGATGCGCAAGGACATTGCTGGCCGGATGTATCAGGAAGAGTCTCGCGCCGCTGTGAAGAAGGGCAAGCTCAGCGACGATGAGATGATGCGCGCCTACTTCGAGGCGATGAACGTCAAGGTTACAGAGTTCGAGTTCCGCAACTGCATCATCGAGCACAACCTCTACGTCGATGACGCAGAGACAAGGCTGATCGATTTCTCTCGACCGATGAAGGATTGGCTTCTCGATCCGAAGGTCGGCGAAGAGATCAGCAAGCACATCGCGGAACTCACACAGATCGATGAGGAGGATGTTGGCCCTTTGCCGAGTGCGCCTTCGCGATCCTCATCGGACGAATCGACGTTGCAGCCCGAGTCTTTGGCGATCAACTAACCGCGAAGGCGAATAGGTGGCTACGCTATGGAGCGATCTGCAAGGCGCTTCATGTATTGCCACGCAGCGGCGGCGTGCTCGAACAGGATGCCGGTGAGATGATCTGTCTCGAAGCGATCCTCGACGCATTCGGCCGATGGGAAGAGTATCAATCGAAGAAGAGGGGCACACGGGACAAGAATCGCAGTCGGCACGATGCGGTACGTGAAACGGAGACATTGGTAGATGCCACTTAGAGTGGGCGAGATGATGGTCGTCGTGCGGGCACAGGACTTCGCGTCCCGCACACTGCGCCGTGTCTCAAGCGATCTCTCACACATGTCTCGCGACCAGGCCATTGCCGCGCGGCGAGCGCAGATTGCATTCCAAAAAGAGACTGCACTGAGCCGTGTGGCAATGGCTGAGTCGAATGCCCGTCGGATCAACTACGTCCGCAACGGTATCGAGATTGAACGATCTCTGAAGAAGCAAGTCGAGGCAATGGATCGGCTGAGTATCGCGCAGTCTCAGGTGATGAAGGGCGGACGCTTTCGGGGCGGCATCTCTCGCACACAGATGAGGGAATGGCAGAATGCATCAAAGGCAGTGAAAGACCTGGGACTGCAGGGAGTGATGGCTTCTTCGAGGCTTTCCACCGCCCGTACGGAACTCGATCGTCTGCTCTCAATGAAGCGGCCCGGTAAGGCTAACGTCGCAGCCGCGACAGCCGAACTACGGAATGCAGAGCGGGCAATGAAATCGCTCGGCGCACAGGGAGAGGCAGAGGTAGCGAGATGGAATCGAATGCAGCGAGCCGCTGCCAACTTTTCATCTCGTATCGACACGATGCCCACTTCACTGCGTCGTGCCGCTCTCGGTATAGGCAATCTCGGTACGGCGCTTCATCGCAGTAATGACGAACTGCGCAGGGCATATTTCAATCTCGATCAGGCAACACGCGCCGAGATCGCCTTCAATCAGGCTATGGCGCGAATGCCTGCGGCAAGACTTCATGAGTTTGGACAAGCGCTCGGCGGCATTGGCCGTACGATGCAGCTATTCGGCGCAATAGGTACCGCCGGATTCGGACTTGCCGCAAGAGAAGCGGCGAACTTCAGCAAGTCTGTCTCGCTCGCGACAACACAGATGAATCGTATCTCTGCTAGTCAGGCAGAGGCTCAAGCTAATGCGGCTCGTCTGAGAGTCGAGATTCTTCGGCTAACTAAGGAATACCCTTTCGCAGCGGAAGAGATGGCCCAAGCTACCTACGAAATCTTCTCGTCTACCAATATCCAGCGCATAGATCAGGGTATGGCGCTGCTTGAAGGAATTGCACGAGTTGCAGTTGCGGGACAAACTGACCTGCAAACTGCATCAAAGGCGACGATTACTGTACTGAATACATTCAAGGGTGCAGGAGATGATGTCGCTTCGATCTTCAATCGGATGTTCTCAATCATCCGGTATGGACGTATGCAGTTCGATGACTTCGCCGCTATGCTCCCGAAAGTTGCAGCAGCAGCCTATGCGTCGGGCCAGCGACTTGATGATGTCGCAGGCATCATGGCATTCCTAACACGTAAGACGGGCGATGCGCGAGTCGCAGCTACACAGATTTCTCGCGCGTTCGATGTTCTGACACGCAAGGAATTCCGTAATGGAATCAAGCGTCTCGGTGTCGACATCGAAGACACCACTGGCAAAATGCTTCCTCTCCCGCAAGTCCTCGCAAGGATTTGGGCTAAATGGGGGAAGGAACTTTCACAGGGTGGACGTGCGTCTGAACGATTCATCCAGATCGTCACTCGTGCGGCAGACGAGACAACTAAAGGCTTGCTGTCTACACAGGAAGCACGACGCTTCTTCCGCTTCCTCTTCTCTGATTACAGAGAGTACGCGAATCTACAGAAACTCGTCACGAAGAACAATACTCAGTTCCGCAATCAGTTCAATCAGATGATTCAAGACCCCGGTGTCCAATGGGCGATCTTCGTCGCACGGATACGTGCAGGAATCATCGAGATTGGACAAGCTGCAATTCCTGTATTTGCTGATCTCGGACGTATCGTAGCTGGATTCATCGACAAGTGGGAAAGTCTCAGCGACGGAACGCGAGGCATGGTTGTACGGTGGGGAGTGTTCATCTCTGTGGGCGGTTTGGTCGCAGGTGTGCTGCTCTCGATCACCGGCGCTCTCATCTCGGTCGGTCTAACCTTCGGTAGTGCGGCTGCAAAGCTGGCGCGCTTCATGGCCGCGATCTTCGGCTTGTCGAATCTGCTCGGCGGAAAGGGAACGGCAGGAGTAATCGGCCGTGCATTGTTACTCGCGAAGGTTCTCGGATTCCTCGCGGCGATTGGGACGATCAGTATCGGTGTGAAATTGGAGATGAAGGGTGGTGGTTGGTCTTTCGTCGGGAAGGTCTTGCAGATCGGTGGGATGAATCAGCTACTCAAGAAGGCGGGCATGAAAAGCCTTCGCGGGCGCACAGGCATCTCTGCCGTATTGACGGAGTTGATTTGGCCCGAAGGCACAACGAGGTCTACGGCCGAGGATGTTCTTGGTCGTATTCAGGAGTTGGACAAGACGCTTGCTGGCAAGATGAAACAGGCCAAGATCAATAAGATTCAGAAGGAAGCATCCAACATCTTTCGCGCTGGTCTAAATGTGCAAGGGCCAGGAGGCGAGGGTCGAGGCTTTGAATTCGCGAAGAAGAAGCTCGATGCTTATTTCAAGTCACTCGGACTTGCGCCGTTAGAAGCTGCAAAGAATACCGAGACTGCTAGTGACCGCTTTGATGCATTCCTGCGAAATCTGAATAGATCGATGGGAAAAGCAGGAACCAATCAATTCCTGAAGAAGATGGGTCTTGATAAGCAGAGCCTTGCACAGTTGGATAGTAGCTTCGATCAGGCGGACGATAAGGTGCATCGGCTTGCACGGAGTATCGGGCAGGCATTCGACCGTGGCAACGTCTCGCAGGCGGCGCGAATGCTCAATATGTTTACCGCCGTGCAGACGCAGAAACTTACCTCGAACAACATCCTGAAGTTGATCGCAGCCTCCGTGCGTTCAGGTGATCTAAACCGCGCGACCGAACTTTTGCAGCAATGGCAGCAGGCCGTACAGCAAGGCGACCAAGAGATGCAGCAGTATCGAGAGTCGATGAAGCAGTACAGTCAGCAGCTTGCAGAGACATCCAAGCAGGCGGCTGTCGATGTCGTCTCGAACTTGCGCAGTATGTATCAGCAGATGCAGCAAGAGAATGAGACAGCATTCGGTGAACTGTTCAAGGGGCCATTCCTCACGAGTCAGACATTCGATCTTGCAAAGGAATGGGGTATCGCGCCGCGCATTCAGGACATGATCAAAGACCTGAATCAGCAGAACAACCAATTCACAAAGTGGCGTCGATCGCTCGATGCGATCCTCAAGCGCGGACTGCCGAAAGAGTTCGTGGATCAGATTCGACAGATGGGGCCAGAAGAGGGACAGGCATTTCTCGACAACATCCTCAAGGCGAAGCCGGGTCAGGTCAATGCGCTCATCACTCAGTGGAGGCGGCGCAACGTCCAGATTCAGAACGCGACCAAGATGGACTTCAAGAGCGAGATCGATCACTTCCGTCGCGCAGGCGTCTCGATGGGCGAGGCGATCATCAACGGATTCCAGCAGGCTCAGACCGCGAAGTGGTTCGACAATTGGGTCAAGGTCACATTCCCCGGCGTGATCAACAATGCGGTCAATACGGCTGTGCAGGACTGGAAGGCGACCAATCCGCCCCCTACTCGACCCACTGTGCCGGGGTCGGTGCCGGGGGGTGGCACCAAGCCACAGCGCACAGCGGGGGTCTCAAACACGTCGCACAACACAGACAACTCGAAGCGATGGGATGTCACCGTGACACTGCCGTCAGTGCCCCACACAGAGGGGTATGGCGCGGCCTATCAGCAGCACAAGGATGACATGCGCCGTGCAGCATTGGCACTTCGTACGATCCTGAGAGGTCTACATTGAGTCTCACAAAGGTAGAAATTCGCCCTGTGGTCGGTTCTCCTCTCGAAGTCAATCGAGTCGACGGGTCTGGTAATCACATCTATCCACTTTCCGAGTTCGACATCGAGACGAATATCGACACGCACGACTTCAAGAAAATGTCCGCTCCTGGACAGTGGCCGTCCTATCACTATCCCGATGCAATGATCGTCAATATGACGGGTCGGATTCTCGGCGTTGGTGCAAGCGACACGTTACGAGCGGCAGACTATTTCGCGCAACGACTCGCACTGGTCGATGCGGTACTCCCACCCCTGCAGGTACTGACTGCGCGATACCATGCGGTGTTGCGGGTGCGCTTCGACGGCATGACAGAGGATGCAGACGCGCAAGTTGTAGTAACTCAGAACTCAATCCCACTTGCTGCGCTCTTCCCTGCATACTCCGAGTTCATGATCACATGGAAGTCGTTTCTTCCATACTTCGTCGGCGTCACTACACAGACTCAGTATCAGCTTGGGTGATTTCCTCGTATATCAGCGCGACGTTGAATCTCAGATCATCACCGGCATCTATCGGCCGGAACATCTGAACTTCAGCATTCGCAATAGTCAAGCGGGTGATGTCTCATATGAGATTCCGCTTGGCGAACCCAACCTCACATTCGAGGAGTTCGGCCCGTACCGAACCGACTACCAAATCTGGCGTCGTGGTGGATCGGGACTATACAACCTACTTGTCGAGGGTATGGTCACGTCGGTCAATCTGAATAAGGATCGCGACTCCGTGCTCGTGAGCGGCAAGGATTGGATTCATTATCTCGAACGTCGCATCTACCCGTTCGATCCTGCCTTGTATCGCAGTGGTGATTGGGTCAACTGGCCTAAACAGTGGCCTGACGTGCAGCCGCCCAATCTAGCCGCAGATGCCGAAGCTGTCGAGGTTCGAGATGTGGTCGAGGAAATTCTCGACGCGATGAACAATGTGACGCTGCCTGCTTTGCCGGGTGGGGTCGCCGCTGATCCGAGTCGGCAGAACGTCTTGCCGATCATGTTCAACAATCCCCCCACTGGATCTAGCGTTCTCTACAAGATTCTTCCCGGAGACGAGACGACCGTATTCGAGCACATCCAGAAGCTGAGTGAGCTAGTCGATGGATTCGAGTTCGACATCCTCCCACAGTCGTACGAGTTCAAGATGTGGTCACCGAGTCGTTTGCAGGATCAGCCGGTCTATCGAATCAAGGGTGTCAACACCCCGACTACGAGCGAAGCTGGCGGCGCTGTAGTCGAAGCGGACTGGACGAACGACGGCCCGGAAGGAACCTACCTCGTGGGCCTCGGAACAGCAGAGCACAGGGTGGGCGCGGTCTGGTACTACAAGCCGTCGATTGATCAATATCGCTGGCTCGATCGTATCTACGACTTCGGTGAGCTATCAAATACGAGTGATCCGTTGCAGCCTCTCCCTGTGCTCGATCCGCAGGATATGGTATTCCGAATGCTGAAGGATCAGGATGATCTCTTTCCTCAACGCAAGCTAGGTATCACACTACTCAACCCCGAATTCATGTCGCCTAGTTTTTATACGGGCGGACGGCCTCGCGGTCTGATCGGTCAGCGTGTGAACTTCACACATGATTGGAATCCGTACTGGCGCAACAATGCTGACTATCGGGTGAACGCGATCAGTTGGGATGTTGATCAGAGCGGGAACGAATCAGTCTCGCTTGAACTCGAAATACTCTATGAGGACAGCTAGACATGGCACGACGTAAGAAAGCCGTATCTCCTGTTGATCCGATGCAAGTCGTGATCGAGCAGCTTCGCGCTTTGCAGAAGGAAGTCCGCATCCTGAAGCAAGCGAAGATGTCATCTTCACAGACGGTGAATACGGAGACGCTACTCAATCCCGCGCAGGGGATGACGGCCGTACATTGGCCGCACCGACAGTTCTGCTTCTACCACAACAACGAATGGATTTGCCTGCCCTTGCCCCCAACACATGCGATCAAGGTATTCGGAGATCGTACTGCGAATCGTGTAGGAGATGGCGCATTCCGATTTGATATCGAGCCTGATCTCGATGGGACGGAACTCTATTGGGCAGGCATCTTCAATGGCACAGCGGGGGGAAGTAGTACATCCGTTCAAGTGTCGAATCGAACTCGTGGCGTCGACATGCTAAACAGCAATCTGGTAATACCCGGTGGTCTGACCAACTCGTTTGCGACCGATCCTGATATCAACGATGGCGGCGATCCCAACAATCCGAACCACAGAGTAGCGACGGGTGACACAATCTGGATCGATCCCGATGCAGTCGGATCGGGATCGAGGGGACTAGGAATCTACCTCACCTTCCTATGGGCTACGTAGCTGGCACTCTCGATGTCCCCGCTGGTGGCGGTACTGTCGTCGTCCCTGAAGCTGCAGATGCAGTCGTGTTCTTCGGTACCAACTTTACTGTGATGGACACGATCGTCACAGCCCCCGGTACAGGCATCTTCATGGGATGGGCAGGGCCGGATATCGATGGGTCGGGTGTTCGTCAGGGTGCGATCGGAATTGTCCCTGATGGAGATGCCTACTGCGCCGATGAAGCTGCAATCCTGTGTCCGTCAACCGCCGGGACTGGCGCTGTGCTGTATCGTGCCGAACTCGTATCGTTTGATGGTGCTTCATTCACACTCAATTTCACGCAGGGTGCGGCGGGTGGTTACAAGGTGTTCTATCTCGCAATCAGCGGGTTCGAGAACTATCTCGCAACGGGCCACGTGGGGAGCGTCAGCACGGCGGTCGGATGGAAAGCCAACTCTGTACTCGGACAAAGTTTCCGAGGTATCTCGGCAGTGCCCGCCGCGTCTACCAATTTCCACGGTGCGACGTGGGGCGCGACGGCTAACAAGTTCAACACTCCGACATGGGGATATGTGGCCGCATCTTCGTATCCGACAAGTCAAAGTGGGCAGGGTATCTCAGAGACGCTTGCTTTGAGTGGTGGCGTCCCCAAGTGTGGACTGACAACGCACTTCACTGGCCCATTCATGATCACAGGATTGCTCAATGGTCGACCAACCGGAGTTGACGGATTCACCTTTACTCGTGGCACCGATCCACAGAACTTTGCATGGTGGCTCGCATGGAGTGGTGGTAGTCAGTTTCGTGGGATGAACATCCCTACGGGTGTGGTAGATGCAGAGGCATCGAGTACGTTCACACAGATGGAAGCCGTGGACTGCCTTATCACGTTCACTTGTTCCGATGCCCCGCAAGGTCAGACACCGGCGGCAGGTGGAGCAGTAGGATTCTCGTTTGCAACACCCGATTTCCAATGCTGCGCAATTGTCGATGCAATGGGAACTCGTGGTGCATTCCAGTCGACCACAAGGGGGTGGGCATCGATGGTCGATTCGACTCAGGTTCGCGCAGGCGAGGTTGAGTTCGTCGGAAATGTCGCTCTTCTTCGAACGATCGACGCCGGTGCAGTTGGGGGGTCACTCGTCGCACTCGGTTTGGAGGACGAAGAAGACACCCCAGGATTCTTCAGGGTGGTACATCGATGAGTGTCCCGGAGAATGGGCCGACTCTCACTTACCGTGTTGGGCAGCTTGAACGCGATCTGGAACGCTTCGAAGAGCGGTATGAAAGACGGCATACAGAATTGGTAGCTCAGGTCGTCAGATTGCAAGAGCAAATCGCAGTCCTCCGTGCGGAATTCCACGGGTATGTGGCCTCTGTCGATAGACGACTAGACGAACTCGAAGCAAATCTCACCAATGACATCAAGGATTACAACGAGGATGTGAAAGGGCTGAAAAAGGTTCTGATCCTGTCGCTAACCGGAGTCATGGGAGCGGCGATAACATTCGCGATAACTAGTTTGGCGGTTTATGGTGGGCCTGGTTAGCGGATACGGCGACGACCGTCGGGGGACAGTAAGATGGCTCTATGCAGCCATCATAAGTTGGGCAATCAGTTTCGTGTTGATGGGGGTGTTCGGCGCATATGTGATCATTCGAGGGAATCAGGTGAACGACGCACTCTGTCGCGTTTCCGACGACAATCGCACAACTCTCGTGAAGATTCTCGAAAAGGTAAGAGATAACGCTCTTCTAACGGCGACAGGCGTGCCAGAAAGGAATCTTATCCGCCAGAACTTTGCTGAACTCATCGCGTTGGTCCCGCCTCTGAAGTGTAACGAATCAGGAGGGCCGAAGGAATTAGAACCGTAGCCGTCATACTAACCACAGCGACTCTAATGGTCACTGCAGTCGCCTCTGCAGCACCGCCAAAGGTGGTATCAGGACGATCCAATATCACGATCACGTCACAAGTGATCAAGGAAGAGAAATTCCAAAGATTGCGGATTACAGCATTCGCATTGTACAACAAGAATATCTCACCTTACGCTATCGGGAACAGCATCCTCCGTTGTACGATCATAAGCAGGAAGCGAACTCTTCCACGTAATACAAGAACGTGTTTTGCTGTTTACCGTATGCCACTCGGTCAGATCGTCGCAGCGGGTCTCGTAACGTCCAGTGTTTTTTATCGATTAGCCGTAATCGGTGGAACTGGTGCATATGCGAATGTGGGGGGAGGTCAACTGCAAGTAGTGACGACACAGCTACAGCCACGCAAGGATCGATTGTTCTTTGTCCTGTATTCATTCTAGGAGGAAACATGAGCGAGGTTGAATCCCCTTCTGGTGACGACAAGCCACTGACTGAGCCTCCGGGCGAAGAGGGCGACGATAGTGTCAACGATCCGGGTGATATCGAGAAGATCGAGGAAGGTGATCTCGAAGATACTACCCCGCTAGACGATGAGGATGACGAGGATGAGTCTGACATCGACACAGCGTAGCGTTGCGCGTATGCTGATTCGCCGCTATCTCGATCAGGTGATCGCGAACAGGGCGAACATCCACTATAGCCAGTTCCGGCCCACACAAATCCATGCACCTTCCGGTGAGTGGGCTACAGACTGCAGTGGTCTATGCATCAACGCATTCCATTGGGCCGATCTATGGACTCCGTTCCTCATCAAAGACCCTGCGGGGTACGGCTATACAGGCATTGGAAATACCACAACGATCCTCTCGACCAATCGAAGACGGAGGGTGCCTCTCGACCACAAGTTCTTCGTCGGTGACATGGCGTTGTTCGGTGATTCGTTGTATCACACCAAGCACGTGATCATCTGTCGCAGGAATGGCACATACACGACATCGATCTGGACATCGCATGGTCAGGAATCGGGGCCGTACGATGTACGGATCAACTACCGAAGCGATCTACTCGTCGTTGTTCGGGCAGAATCACTAGCGTAGGAGGAATCGATGCAGCCGAAGGTCAACAAGTGGCTCGATCTACTTGATCGAGTCGGATGGACGGCAGTGCAGGCGTCTGCCGCCGCCGGGATCACTGTGCTGTCCGGCGCAACTCTCGGATGGCGGGCCGGTCTGACATTCATCGGCACTGCCGCCGCTCTCGCAGTGCTCAAGGTCGTCGTCGGTCAAAACACAGGCGAGGACGATACGGGCGCACTCATCGGTAAGTCGGTGATTGAGCCTCCCCCGGAGGCGAAGCCTTGAGCAGCAACGACGCATTCTCCGTGATCGTTGGTCTATGCGTCATCGCGATCGCTGTGATGCTCTTCATTGCGATCATCGATGACTCTGTGACCTTCTAAGTTCTAGGTCAATCCCGTCGGCCTAGATAGGGTGGGGCCAAGAGGGACACCGCTCGGTGCTGCGACCCCATCCGAAACGTGAGAGATCGTCCCATCTCTCACACCCTTGATCGGCCCGTCCTACTCTCCTGGGGCGGGCCGATCTTCTAGTTTCGCTAGATACTCTTTGATCCGCGAGGCAAGGCAATTGAACTCATGATTGTCAGGCCATCGACCACAGAAGATGCACCAATTAGCTTCATTCCCAACATACACGTGCTCCTCTATGACTTCCTTGAGTAGATCATCTGCCTCTGTCATACGTCTAGCTCATCCACAAGTACGATCTCTATCTTGTCGAGATCGATGTGCTCTGCACCCGGCCCGAACTTGGCCCACTGCAGGAAGTGTCTCGTCGCGTCGCGGCCGTGCTTCTTGCCTACCTTGTATGCACCGACTTGCTTCAGCTTCTCGTCCGACCAGAATGCCTTACCTGTCGCTGCGCTCTGCTTGTAGAAGTGGACGAACGGCTCATACCTTTCACGGACTAGCTCTATCACACCGATCAGCTTGACAGGTGTGAGATCAAGTCCTGACCGTGCATAGTTACGATACTCGAAGTCCTCGTAGATCACATGCAAGTTTGGCTGACTGTCTTGGATGAGATCGATGAGTAGCTGATCCATCTCGGCCAACGAGAGTCGATCCTCCTGCACGAGCAGCTTCAGCACGTCGTCGCACACGGCGATCGCATAGCCCGTCGTTTTGCCCGGATCGATCGCCAGGACGACCATCGGGCCGTCGATCACCGGCAGGCTCAGGGCTTCACGAGCGGGTGTCTGTAGGGCGCTCATGGCGAGTCCGGCCTTGGAGTCGCGCCCGAGGATTCCGGCCGCTCAGCCGCCCGGAGGACGACGGGACGGGGCATTCGATCGAGCACCTGATCGGCGGCTCTGAGCACCGGCACCGACGATCGCTCTACAAGTTGTAGGATTTCTCTTCCGATCGCGCTCGGGTCACGATTGTCGACCCATTGCAAACTTGCATCAGTCATTCCTCTGCTTCTCCCCAACTCGGGCCGACACTGACTTCGGCTTTGAATGGCAACGTCCATCCGAGTTCATCGAATGCAGTCGCACCCATCACTTGCTTGATGATCTCGGAGTACTCTTCGATGTAGTCTTCCTCGACATCCGCAACAATTGAGTCGTGAACGAGAATTCCAATTGCGGCTCGTCGTGGATCGATTTCAGATCGGAGAGTAATTGCTCCGCAAAGAGTGATATCCGAAGCTGTAGACTGAGGATAAAAGTTGATTCCTTCTCGGTAACATGACTCAAGATTGTCTCGGGTAAGAAGATGGAAACGACGCTTCCGTCCGAACGGTGATATGAGAACTCTCTTCCCTTTGACTTCCCTCTTGACTGACTCTTCCCACGCCGCGACTCCGGTGAAGGTCTTCCAGACCCACTCGATGTATGGCTCAGCTTGGCTCTTCGGAATCCCATGCTTCTCCTGAAAGGTATCGGCCGATTGCAAGTAGAAGACGCCGAAGTTCACATTCTTGCACGTAGAATACTGTTCGTAGGTATAGTCAGCCCCGTAGAATCTGGTGGCCGTTTCCTTGTGGAGCGAGAGGTCTTCAGTGTAAATTCGCGTGAGTTCTCGATCTCCTGAGAACTGCGCGATACAACGCAACTCAGCCTGCGAATGATCTGCCGAGACAATCCTTCTACCGGGGGACGCTCGGAACAGAGAACGAATGTCAGGCATGTCCGGCTTGGTTCGTGTGATATTCTGCAAGTTCGGGCGAGAAGACGATAGTCTTCCGCTGTTAGTTCCGTGTAGGTTGAGTTGAGTGTAAATCCGCGAATCTTCATCGAGTTCCGCCCTCTTGATTAGACCGACGAGATACGTACCATCCTGCTTCTGCAGCTTCTTGTATCGGTCGAACTGTTCTGTGAACGAGATGTAGAACGAACGTCGCTCCTGTGCGTCGTCAGCAGGCGCGACCTTGCGTAGCGCCCCCTCCGCAACAATTTTGGTATCGCCCCGGAACTTGAACCGACCGGCGATGATCTCTTTGCGTGCGGCCTCATCGACAGAGCGCGCCGGTTTCTGCATCGTTGGCGTTGGCTTGCGCTTCTGCATCGCATGCTGAATGCCCCACTGATCGTAGAGTAGCGCGGCCATGTGAGCGGTCGAGCCTGGATTGAGCAAGTCGTTGTCGACCGCCTTCTGCATCCGAATACGTAGCTCGTCCATCTCCGGTTGCACGACGAACTCATGCAAGTCCATTGCACGATCCACATCGTAGATCATGCCATTGAGTTCTACCTCTGTTAGAAACTCGTTACCACGTAGGAGCAAGTGTCGATACGCACCGAGAACGTCATCCCTCTCTGCGCGGGGGAGTTGATTCTGTAGGAGTTGGAAGGTGCCACCCACGTCCATCCCTGCGTAGCGGTAGAACTCGTCATAGTCTTCTACGACTCCCGTCTTTTTGGCACGTTCCACACGCTCGGAGGAGTAATAGGGCCATCCGAACGTATCCATGAGCAAATAGTCCAGACCGTGTATACCAATACGTTCATCGGTTCCTGATCTCTCATCGAGAGCATAGGAGAGTAGCATCGTGTCATGATCTACGCGCGCTTCCTCGATGCCATACGTATAGCGTAGGATTTTCGTGTCAAACTTTCCACCGTGCCAGCCATACGTACAGTCGGGACGGGAGAGGAATTGTCTAAGGTCACTTCGAACAACATCGTCGAACGCATCGAATCTTTCCCCAAGAACGTAAGCCACATCTCCCTCCACAGCGAATTGAAATGAGATAAGGCTTGCTCGGTGAGAAAGTCCTCCCCTTGACTCGATGTCGCAACACACGAGGGGTACGGCAGTGCCCCCACGTGAATACTTTCGAAGAATAGATCGGGCTGCCCGTTCATTCTCGATTACCTCGATCTCGGGGAACGTTGGTTCCGGTAGTGGATTCAGTGCTCGTCGGAAGTCTCGCTGTAGGTCAGGGAACTTGGAATCGTTCTTGAGGATGACGGCAGGATTATTCGTAGCCACAACAACTCGCCCGTTTTGCTGATGACGATACCCACGGTGTCGATCAATCGAGCCTTTTCCAATGAGTAGACCAACTGCCTCGCTTCCGCAGGCGATAACAGTGTCAATTCCCTGAAGTTCCCTCTCAAGCCTTGGAGCACACGCTTTGATCGCCTCCGGTGGTACATTGCCCTCGGGTGCGACACACAAGACAGTATTCGTGAGAAGCATCTGCTCACGCTTGACTCCATTCATGCCGAACAGATAGTCGAGAATCTTGCCCGAACCCATACTCGATGACATCGGCTCGCCGGTTCGTACCTCGGCTGCGCCTGGTGAGCGGCTTACGACCGCACCGCGCACAGGATGCATGGTGGGCCGTTTCGTCTTGACACACTGTGCGCTTTGCAAGGGGCACTCCCCGCAAAGAGCACCTTCAGCTTTGGGGATCATCTGCCAGTCCTAGTTTCATCGTTGAGCACTTGTAGTCGCTGTGCGAGAGATGTCCTACTCATTCGCACTCCCATACAGGAAATGCACCCTCATCGCTTGCATCACACAGAGTCCAGTGGTCCTCGTCATAGGTTCCGTCCTCGACCCACTCCCCATCGACCAGTTTCGTGTTAGGAAACTGACGAGGCGTATACTTCATATAGCGCGAGACGACACGTATCTCGGTGAACGATAGATCAGTCTGCTCCATCCAGAACTTGCGTGCGTCGTGGCGAGTTGGATAATGCAGCTTCGGCAACCACGCTCGTGCACCATCTTCTTCCCACGCCCCCATCTCATCGGGGATATGGAGATCAACTTCGTTCACGGTCTCATCTCCAACCACTCGTTGATTGTACGGACTGGCATCTTGAGGAACGACGCAACCATGATCTCCATGACTGCACCCTTCGACATTCCGAATCCCGGCAGCACGGCTACACCATCGGCTTCTAGAACTTGTCGTAGACCGAGACGTAACCATTCGATGTAGTCCTCTGGATCGGGATTAGAGTTGCGTGCAGGGTTCAACGTCAGATAGCCACACTCAGCTAGCTTTGACTCTGCGTGGAAGAATGCGGGATAGTTCAAGTCGGGCAATCCTGACATCGGCCCCGCGATATACAGCGTCGTCGTGCCTGCGCCTGAGAGATCGAGCTTCACAGTTCCACTCCGGGTGGTAGGAACATCCGTTGTTGTTGAGGCACAGCGACTTGTGCCTTCATCTTGGCCTTCTTCGTATTCTTCAGCATCATCTCGGCCTGTTCGAACCACTTCTGCTTGATCAGTAGATCGTATTCGTCATCACTCAGATCGAACCGTTCCTTGATCAAGTCGCTCTGGACAAGCTGCACGACACGGAACATGAACTCGGCATCACCGAGCCTGTACATCGGCGGCGGCGGAATCTGTTCGATCTCGAACCGCTTCATCAACTGATCGATCTTCTTGTTGATCTGCTCGATTTGATCTTCGATTGGATCGGGCATGCTACCTCCCCACGGGCCAGTAGGATTTCGCTCGTGTCCCCTTCGACACGATTTGGATCATTGCACGTTGGTGCAAAGTACTCTCGATCGCATCGGCCTCACGTGCGTTGAGCCGATGATGCTGCATGATCTGGCTACGCATGATGCCGGGTTGCTTCTCGATCGTGCGGTACACAGAGAGCAGCTTCGTCTCGTCGGCCGTGACACCGGAGTTACGAATCATGTCGACGGCATGTCGACCCCACTTCTGAATGTAGTACGCGGCGGTGAGCAGATCATGTAGCTCGGCTGTAATCTCAGTACCTTCTGGTTCTTGGCGAGAAGCGGCGAGCAACATCATCAGCTTCTGCAGTGAGACGTACATGCGTGAGAACATCGGCAATGCTCGATCGGACTCAGGCGAGTCCTCTGCCGCGCGGAGCAACTGTCTCTCCATCGCAGCCATACGCTCCCACACTTCCTGTGTCGGCGTCACCGTAATCTCCGGTGTCATTAGCATCTTCTGTCCGTCGTGCGTCTCCATCAGTACTTCACGATCGGTATACATCTGCCACAGAGCCTGGAACGTGGACTGCAGTGCATTGCGCTTGTATCTCTCGTCGGGACGAGGCGGGCCGGTCGGACGTAGGTTCTCTGTACTGCCGTAACCACGAACGACGAGGAAGCGGGGAATGAATCCCGATGCGTAGTACGACTCATCAATCAGGCTATACATCTTGCCCGGTACGCCACCCCCAAAGAAGACAAAGATCGGCTCGACAATCTCATATGTGTCCTTCTTCAGCACACGAGAGATATACGGAGGCACGTCATACATCTTGGTCATCGTCTCGTGCATCCCCGCAAGGTAATCCTTGCGTTGCATTGAGTCGAAGAAGCCGGTTACCTCGTCACGGTAGAATACCGATACCATCTTCGGCCTCAACGCGAGTCTTGATAGCAGCCCCTCCACAGTAGCGTCTGACGCGAGCATCAGTGACTTGTCGATGTCGAGCACGAAGTCCATTGCCATGTCCATTGCGGTCGACTTACGTGTGAGAGTCGACTCTCCTAGGATCATCGCCCACAGATTAGGCACGATTGGGCGCGGCCTCTCCGTGTACATACGAAGTGTGGTCGACATGAGAGTGGACATCAACATCGCACAGGAGATTTCGTGGAACTCGGGGATCGCATCCGTTACGCCGGTCGCCCAATTGTGGTACTCGTTGATCAGGGTGGGCTTGAGCGATTCTTCTTCGCTCTGCGAGATAAGCAGAGGCATCGAGAGATAGCGATGCTCGGCCAGCATGACCTCGACCGACTTGTGCTCCATCTCTGCCTTGAGGATTTCCCTCCACAGATGTGAGTCGGGTCTGCCGTCGCGCTCGTACTTGTTTGATTTCGAATTCTTCGCGACGACGAATGTCTCTTCGGCAGTCATGCCCACTTCGAAACACACCAGGAGCAAGCGCCACAAGTGGCCCGACCAATCACTCGATGGCTCTTCACTCACATAGCGTGCATAGGCCGATGCCAGTCCCTTCACTTTGAGTATGTCCTGATAGGCGTAGAACACCATCTCATATGATGGAAGTCCACCGAGTGTGGGGACTGAGATGTCAGGAAGGTCGGCGTATGCGTCCGGTTGCGCTAACTCATCGAAGATGCTCGTCGGCAATACATCATCGATCGACGCGAGCAGCCGTACAATCGGCGCATCGTCCGTCTGATACTTGAAGTTGTACGATCCTGGCACACGGAGTAGCTGTGTGAGATCGTGGCCTGTCTTGTCAGCGCCAAGACTTGCGTATTGATAGGCGATCCGCTTCGAATAGTTCTCAGCGATTAGCGGATCGACCTTGCGATCCAACTTCCACACTGCCTGATACCGCATTGGTGATGACTCGATCACGCACTGCGGTGGAATGTCTACCTGATTCGGCGCACACGCATCAAGGTCAGCCCATACAAGGTTCTGCGGGATCGTGTTCTCTTTGATCCTCTTCGGAACCGATAGCACGTTCACACAGAAGTACACATTGTGTGTCGGCTTGACCCGCTCGATGTACTCCACCATCTTGTCACGATCCTCGGGCCACTTGTAGAACCGCTCATTGAACGTATCACGCCGAGCGGGTGGCCGAGTTGTTGCTATACAGACATACCCCTCATCCTTGGAGAAGAGGTAGTCGAAGAACTGCAGGGTTACAGTCTCTTCTGTAGTTGACATAGGGATAGATGCGAAAGCCCCCCTTGCGGGGGGCCGTCGCAATCATCGTCTCTCTACTGAAGCAGTCCTGCGCCCTGTGCGCTGTTGATCTCCGTGCCTGCGGGCTTGAAGCCCTCGATCTCGTTGACATCCTTGCCCTGTCGCTTGTCATACTTCTTCCGCACGACGGCGACGAGTTCCTTGCCTTCCAACTCTTCGACGGAAGGCATCTTGTAGCCCTTCTTCTCCCACGATTCACCGATCGCGTTGAGGAAGTTCGCCATGCGGTTGTTCATCTGCTTGCGCTTCGTTGCGTCGTAGTCGGCGGGCGGAATGAAGAGATTCGTCCCCCCGCAGTACAGTCCCGCGACTTCCTGATCATCGACGGGATCGTGATCCTCATCGACACGAATGCCGAGCGCGAGGTACGGCGTGCCATGCGGCAGCGCCTTCGAGCCGTCGACGTTCTCGGTCGTCTTCCAGATTGCGCGACCGACGTGTGCGTTGTACATCCCGCTCGGGACTGCGGGAAACCCTACGGCGTCCGGGTCTGAGCCGGTCAGATCGAGGGTGCCATCGAACTCCTGCTCTGACATCTACTTCTTCTCCTGTTCGTTCGTTTGCTGCAGCTTGTCCCACAACGACGGAATCGTTGGGTCGATCTCGGCCGGTTCGAACGCGCCAGTACGATCCTTGGCAATCGTCGTCTCGGTCTTCTGGAATTGCATGATGCGCATCACACCCTTGTCGCCATCACTCTCCGCTCTGTAGTAGCCGACGATATCGAGGAATCCCGGAATCTCTGTCTTCAGCTTGCCAGTTAGCTTTGGGAACGTCAACAGCTTCATGTTGTTGTCGCGATCCGTAGCCGAGTGGCAGTTGAAGATTGTATTGCATGGCAGATCACGGAATGCTCGAACGATCTCACGCATGTGACTGCCCGACTTTCCATAACCGCGCATGTCGGGCACGTCAGGATCGATCTTGTCATTCATGCGTGCGAATTGTTTCATCACTTCACTAAGATCGAGCGACTGTAGCTCCGATAGCGTATCCACTCCAATAGTCCCATACGGGAACTTCTTCCCGTCGGAGGGGATCGCATTGAAGAGCATCTTGTACGCATCGACCAACTGCTTGACTGATCTGATCTGAACTACATCGATGTCCCCACGATTGCGCAGTGTAGCGATACCACCATCGATGTCAAGGATCAGCAGGGGCGAAGTCATCTTGTGATCCTGCGCTGTACCAAGCAGATGTGTCTTGCCCACTCCCGGCTCGCCATAGAACATGGAGTTCAACCACTTGATCGACACGGCAGGAGGCTCAGCACCTAGCTTCGCACGTAGTTCTGTAGTAGCTATGATTCACCCCCTTCCCTCACGATAGCTTCGGAAGAAGGCACGCCGTTGATTGTGAGATACCAATCTTTGAAGTAGTCATTCCAGAGAAACACGAGATCACGGCGATTCTTGTGCCCCTCACTCGACAGTATCTTCTCACCGTTTGGCGCGATCAGCGTGAGATACCACTGATCATCCTCGCCTTTGAAAATGTCAGCGGTCTTCTGCATCGCCATCTCCTAGTAGCTGCTTGAGTTCGGCCTCCATCAGTTCACCGGCTGTCATACCCTCACGCTCCTGCACGAGATGTACGGGAACTCCGTATGCCTTCTCCAAGTTCTCCGCGAACATTCGAATCAGCTTTGTACCAACGTCGCGGACGAATAGCGTCTTCGGATAGGCATACTGTGCGCGGTACCCTTCGGGACAGACAAGCACGGTACCCCACAGATTGACCTCGCCCCAAATCATTGCGCTTGCCTGCAGATCGCGATGCGTCGGTCTGTCAAATGCGTAGATTCCACATCCGCACTCCGGGTCAGGCGCATCATGCTTGGCAAAGACATTCCCGTTGCACGTAGCAACCATTGGCTTGTAGTATTCCCACATCAGACCGTTGCGCGAGACGAGACTCGGCTCATACACGTCGTCCTTTGCGAGAAGGGCGAAGTCTCGATAGCCTACGAACGGCTCGATGACAACACCGCCATCCTTGAGCCTCTGATGTGGCTGTGGGATATCAGCGATGGTGAATGTATAGCTACCTGACGGACTCGATCCACGCAATCCGCTAACACCCAACTTCTGAGCCAACTGTCCGGGTGTCATCGGCTGCATATTCTTTTTGCTGAACTCCATGATGCGGAAGTCGGTATCGTGCATGCCGCCGATTATAACGGTGGCATTATACGACTCGATGATCGCATCGCCCCTCATGATCGCCTGCAGAAGATTGTCGATCTCCACGATGATTTGTGTGGCAGGCGCTGGCATGCTAGGACTGAATCCGATACTCCAATCGTTCATCCCGCTCAGTGAATCATATCCACACGAGATGCCTGCTACACCGATCTTTCCTGCCTTGAGTTCTCCAACGAGACGTTGGAATTCGGCAGAGGCAGGATCGGATGTCGCAAATAACTTTGCCATGATCTATGCAGGGGTCTTCTCCGGTGCCTTCTCGGGCGCAGGAGTGGGGGACTCGACAGGCTTGGCCGGAACCGGATTCTCCACCGGCTCGACCGTCACCCTCTTGATTGGATCACCGACCTGACTCATTGCTTCACCTCCCTGTCTTGAAGACTGTAAGCGATGTAGCCAATTGCCCACACGGGCCAAATCGTCGCCATCAGCATAGCCATAAAACGAGTACCGAACCAGTCGAAGAAGTCACGATCATCGAACTCTTTCGACCAGCGATTGACTGCGATACCCCATGTCACTATGAATCCGATAACATACCAGGCTATGAAGAGGTAGAACCACATCATCTATCTCGATTCACTTCATAGCCGTCAGCGAGCATACCCTGCCAGTCCGAACCGTCGTCGGCAGCGATGCACGGTGCACGGAATGCACAATTCAGGCACATCCAGTTTCCTGTTGGATTGGGATAGATCGGCAGATCGGGATTCAGCATTTCCTGTGCGACCATTCGGATGTGCTCGCCCTCTGCCATGATCTCTGCATCATTGCGCGTAACGAGATCGCGCTGCACGAACAGCGAGTCACCCATCTCCAACAGATACGTGTAGTACTGTTGTGCCTTGTCATTCTTCGTAAACCATTCACCGATGACCGGATCGCTGTGCACGAGTGCTTCGAACATCTCGGCGGTGGTGCCTTCCTTCTGCCGATCGATCGACGGCACACCCTTCGTCGTCAACGTCGGCGGCTTCGGGTAGTTCTTCCGCAATGCGGTATACAACACACGGTCGACCATCTTCCCATGCCACGGCAGTGAGTCATCCTGCAGGGACTCCATGATCGTCGCCCACAGATATGTCGTGCACTGTGGGTCTTTGTCGAGCTTGCGGAAGTAGTCCTCATCGACACGGGCAGCGGTCTTGTGGTCGTTCACCCCGTACTTGTCCGTCTCGGGGTACCAGATCACTGCGTCTCGTTTTCCCCTTGCGTGAACTTCCAACTTCTGTCGATAGTTGGGCGAATCTTCACGTAGATCAACTGCCTCAAAACCAAGAGGAATAGAGAACACTGACTCAGCGGCCACAGTAACGAAGTCGTCATTCTTCTTCGCCCAATCCTTGTAGAAGGTAAGCATGCCGATACCGAGTTCCTTGTGCAACATGAACTCTTCCTCAACAACCTCGATGTTGGGCAGCATCTCACGCAAACCGTGGATATGCCATTTGCGGATGACTCCCCCCTCATTACGTGCCTCAAGCATTTCCTCTTCGCTATCGAACACCGGCAGAGGATGAATGTCATACGTCAGGTCAAGCCAGTCGTGACTGACCGTTCCACCATTCCACTGCAATTCGAACCACGTCTTGAAGGACTCGATGGGATCGTGCTGCAGGATCGGATCATAGTACTTCTCCAAGGCGTAGTGAATCCCTGTGCCGAACCACAACTCCATCTTGACGCCGCTGATTTCAACTCGACGCCGAAGGTTATTGCGAGCGGGGCTAGTCCAGTCCCAATAGCGGCGACATCGCTTGTAGTTCGCCACGTCGCTCGCGTGGATTGGGATGATCTCCCACTTCGACGGGATGCGCGGCGATCGGCTGACCACCTTCGTTGTACTCATCGAGTGCTCTCACTCTCCGTAAAGGAAGGCCGAACGCTACCACTGATCCGGCCGAATGTCAAGCCCCTCCACAGCCGGGGCATGGTCTGAAACCGTTTGGAAGTTCGCCTGCATACTTCACCAGACAGCATTCAGATCGTACAGTTTCTACTACGACGGTAGGCTCGGGTCGGACGATTGCACGAGATCGCCGTGAGTAGACAGGAACTTGCAACCTACCCTCCTGGCGTAGCTTCTCCATGAACTCTCGTCTTCGGCGATTCATCACTTTGCCCATGTCATCTCCCATTCGCTCATCGCATCACCAATGAACCGATGACAACGATAAACGTAAACATCACGAGATCAGCCACGATCAGTACACCACATGCGGCAAACAGTTTCCTACTCACCGGGCACCATCCTCGATCTCGAACACTTCGCCCCGTTCCATCGCCTCGCGGAAATCGCGGTCTGACGGGCGCTCGGGGGCGGTGAAGCCCATGCGTTCCAGTCGTTCGAGCGTGCGGCACCCGAGGCACCATTGGGTTCGGCGGGGCATGTCGTCGCGGTCGCGGCAGTCGCGTTGCCACATGAACACCGCTCGTTCGCATTCGGCGTTCCTGAGTGCCTGTGCGGAGAGGGCCAGAAGCCAGCGGTCGCGGCGCGTCACCGGGCACCATCCAGGCGGGCGCTCTCGACCTCATCCAACGCTTCGCGCAGATAGTGGAACTTCAACCGGCGCGGTTCCATGCGGTCTCGGCGGCGGCGCAGTTCCTCTAGAAGCTCGTTGGCCTCTGAGTCCACGAGGAGGATGCGCTGGTACTCCTGCTTGAGGCTGCGGCGTCGTTCCACCCACCGACCAAGACCGCTCATGGCCGGGCACCATCCAGGCGGGCGAGCGCGTGCCTGACGATCTGTTTGACGAGGCCGGGGTACTCAGCCCTGTGGTCGCCGAGCCTGTCGATCTGCTCAAGCGCGGCCCTGGCGTCGTCGGCTTGCGCGACGAGATCACGGAGAGCAGCGCGAGCGGCCTGCGTGTTGGGGCGCACGTCGTTGACGAGCACGGTGTCGATCCAGTCGAACACCCGCTCCACGGTCTGCTGGTTCTCGGCCGGGGTCACTCGCAGCACCTATCGCACACGGACACGTTGGCGGGCTTGCCGCAGATCATGCAGACGCGCTCCGCGCCACCCCCGTCCCCGGCCAGCGCGGCGTCGATCTTGCACGGATCAGTGACGAGGATTCCGCTCGATTCCGCGAACGACTCCGCATCTGCCTTCTCGTCCCGCAGCGCGGCTTCCAGTTCGGCTACCCGGCGAGCCTGTCGCGCGACGACCACGCCGTCTTCTTTC